AATCTTTGTAACCAACCCAAGTTGTACCGTTGTGTACCATAATGTCAACTTCGTCAACAATGCTGTTGTACCATAATTGACCATCTTCTGGTTCTGTTGTAGGAGCATCTGTTGCTGCTGTTACAAACCCTACGTTGTGACCAGTTGCATCTTGTACGTATGAAGCCCATAAACTAGCTACATATAAACCGTCTGAACCGTTGCTAGTTGCGTCAGCTTGGAAGTTAGCAACTGCGGTTGATGGGTTTGCATTTGGATTGCCAAAAATTTGTAGCAATGGAGTATTAGTGCCATCTACAAACTTAATGTCGCCGCCTTGCTTATGTGTAATAACAACTTGGTTTAATGAGTTAACTGCTGCTGTAACATTTGAACCAACTGGTAAAGCTGCTGTTAATGCTGCAACAAATGCACGAGCACTTGATGTTGCAGTTACAGTACTTCCAGTTGTAAATTCTACCGTTGCTGGAACTTCAGGAATAAGAGCAGTGTGTCCTGCAACTGTTTCTGCAATTGTAAAGTTGTAAGTTGTTGAAGGTGAAAATGTGTTATTTGCAATTACTGCGCTTGTAATCGATGTTGCGCCAGTTGCGCTACGTGCATAGATCTTAAATGTTGCCATTGGATCTGCACCTTCGTCATCGTTAAACTTAACATATAGTCTGCCTACAGCTAAATTGTTGCCGCCACCTGATGAGTCTAAACCAGCAAGTGCTGCTGCGTTTGTTCCATAAAGTGATACAGGTTGTTCTGTCCATGCGTTAGTTGCAGTGCTATAACGCTTGATAATCCAGTCTGCACCTAAGTTTGGAGTTGTTGTTTTAACCCAAACTGCACCAGTTGCAACACCGTTTACAGTTCCTGAATTGTCAGAAGTCTTATATGTTGGAACTTGTGTATGTTTAGAAATTGTTAATGCTGGTGCTAAGTATTCGTTAGTTGTATCTAAATCAAATGCTGCTGCAATTTCACCAGTTACGCTGATGTTAGCACCTGTAGAATAAATTTCTAATAAACCACTAGGAGCTGCTGCTGTAATGCCTTCACCCGCTAATGTTGAGTTAGAATTAATTGCTGATACAACATCAGTAACATCCCATCCGTTACCTGCTGTAACAGTGTGTAGTGGATCTAAACCATTAATTGTTAGAACATCACCATTTGAAATGCTTGGGTTGCTGATTGCACTCTTGACTGTTGGCCAGCTAGCGATCCAGTCGCTTGAACCAACTTCTACCCATGTACCAGCAGCAGTATTTGTTGCTGGCTTTTTGTACCATAATGTAAGTAATGTAGTTGTTGCAACTAATGCGTAGTTGCCAATTGCACCGATACTTGATAAAGGTGCGCCGTTTGATACTTGTGTGCTATCAGTAATTACTAAAGGCACTTTGTTAGTAAATGTTTGGCCGCCTGTAACTGCTGCTGTTGCAGAGTTCCATTCAAAAATACCAAACTTGCTATCTGCTGTATCAAACCAGAAACTACCATCTGCTGGCTTGCCTGCAGGAGCAATTGCTCTAGCGTCTAGTTGTGCTAAGTCAATATCAGCACGAACAACATAAGCACGATTGCTTACACCTAAGAAACTGTATGCTGCTTGTAATCCATATTCATTCTGTTCGCCAGCGTGAATTGGGTTGTTGTTAGCATCAGTTTTAAAAATTGGTGTGCCAAATGTATCTGATAAGTCTTTCTGACTTGTTAGTAAGTAAACTTTACCAGCATTAGTTTGTAATGTACCTGGTGCAGTGCCGGTGCCTGCGCCATTTTGTTTACCCTCTTCAGAGGTAACGATAATTAAAGGAACTGTACCTGGGGCAGCAGGTGTGTAAAAACTTTCGTCAATTACGCTAACACTTACGCCTGGTGAACTTAGTTGGGCCATTGTATGATCTCCATGAATAACATATTCTAAATGTATTTAGTGGATTTTGGATTTTTAAGCTAGTTATACTATCAGAAAAAGGCAGCAAAAAGGCTTAAATATTGCTATGAGACCTTTATGTTCGTGCGGAAGGCATCCTGTAGCTATTAATTACTATAAGAATGGCAATCCTTACTATAGACGCCAATGCGGGTTATGTGCTCGCGGTGTTAAAGCACCTAGATGGAAACTAGCAGGATATAAAGTAAAAAACACCTGCGATAAATGTGGATTTAAAAGTCCACACTCTGAGGTGTTTAACGTGTTTCATGTAGACGGCGATTTGAATAACTGCCGACCACAAAATCTTAAGACGGTGTGTTCAAACTGTCAGCGTGTCCTTCATAAGGAAGGGATTCGTTGGCGTCAAGGTGATTTGACACCAGATCTCTAACCTTAGCAAACAACTCGTCAATGCTAGAATTGTTATCTAGAACTGCATCAAAATCAGTGCCAACCCATGCTGTTTCGCTTGCGTGAATGCCAGCTTTTTCTAACTTGCTTTTGCTAGTTGCCCAAGTAAAGTTTTGCACTTCGCCCTTGTTTGCGCTAACTGCCCAGTCATACCACTCAGGTAATTCGCCACGTTTGACCCAAACAATAATGCCACCTGCATCACGTATTGATTTAATTTCATTAGGAAAGCGACAGTCGCTAATAACAATATCGTCTGTAGAGTTGCGTAGTTTGTTTTCTAAACTAGCAATCCAGATATCATCGTGGAAGCCTCTACGACAAACTTCTGTGCCCCATAATTGTAACATCAATCGCGGAGTAACTTCACACCCTAAACGATTGCTCCACCATTCGTCACGTTGTTCACGCCACTCGCGGCTTTGTTTTGTTCGACCTTCTAACATAGTTCTGTCCCAGCCAAACACATGGGCTACAGCATCTTTAAGGCTGTTAGCAAAACTTTCTCTTCTAAAACCGTGGAAATTAACAAGATAATCAGCAATAGTATCTTTGCCTGAACCGATAAAACCGCATACACCAATAATCATAGAGCCCCCTAATAGCAACTCTAGTATATAACTAATTTAGTATACGGTCAAGAAATTTCTTAGCCAAGAACAAATGTATACGGAACACCGCCTGGTACCATATCCATAATTTCTTTTTCTAACTTTTCGATCTCTTCTTTACCAGCTTGTAGCAATGCGGTACCATTAAGCGTAATAGGGCTTCCTGGGCCTGCAATGCTTTGAAACTTACTACGTGCTTCGCCTAACATCATTTTAGCAGTTGCTAATGTGTAATCATATAACCACTGCTTTGCGTAGATATCATCTAGTAAAACATAATCTGGACGATAATTGTAAGTGCGTATTAAGATTTGTTCACCTGCTGCAAACGGACGTTGTAAAATAGTTAATGTGTGGCTTTGTTGTTTCCACTTGTATTCGATGTAGCTACCAAACATACGGCCAACTAATTTTTGGTAGCCAGCAAACATTTCGTATGTTGCTAAACCGCCCATCATAGTACCGCTTAGTAAGTAGGTGTTTGTGTACGCCAAGTTGAACGGCTCGAACAATGTTCCGCCTGCACCCAAACCACTTCTACTACCAATTGCTCGTCTAAATACTTCTCTTACTTCAATAACTTCGTCAGGTAAGCGATATTCGTTTTGATCCTGGATTAACTCTAGGAACATATAGCTTTCTTCAACCGCATTTGAGCTACGTTGACGTAGCTTTGTAATTGCACGATTTAGCGCAATTTCGTAATGTTTAGGGTCTAGTTCTACTTCGACCATGCCGTCGCCCAGCATAGTGCGTACATATTCAAACACTTTGTTGCGCTCAGTAGTTGGGTTAAGTTCTGACATTTTTAGTCTCCATACATATTTATCTAGCGATAAATATCATTATGCCACGATTATCCTTATATAAACCAGAAAAGGGCAACGACTATAAATTTATAGATCGTCAAGCTAGCGAAATGTTCCAAGTAGGCGGTACAGACGTCTATTTGCACAAATACGTCGGTACGGAAACTACTGATGAAAACGGTAACGTTGTTGCTAAAGATCACACGCAAATCCAGGACTTAATGTTCCTAGAAAACCGTGATCGTAAGTATGACCCAGAAATTTACAGAATTCGAGGTTTATATAATGTACAAAATATTGACTTTAATTTAAGTCAGTTTGGCTTGTTTATAGATAACGACACGTTGTTTATGACTGTACATATTAATGACTTTATCAAATATGTAGGTCGTAAACCTATGAGCGGTGACGTTATGGAATTACCACATTTAAAAGATAACTTTGCTTTAAATGATCAAGATGTCGGATTACCTCGCTACTATGTTATCGAAGATGTAGGCCGTGCTAGCGAAGGTTTTAGCTCAACATGGTTTCCGCATTTATATAGATTAAAACTTAAGAAAGTCACAGACAGTCAACAGTTTGCTGACATCTTTAATAAGACTGCATTAGATGCAAATGGCGATCCGATGCAAGACGGTACAACATTAAAAGATTTGTTAAGCACGTACAACAAAGAAATTGGTATTAATAATGCTGTGATTGCAGAGGCTGAAGCTGATGCGCCGATGAGCGGATATGAAACTAGACAGTTTTATACTT